AGACGCTCTGTATATAACAGATAACTATATTTTAACACATAACACAACTACCGCTATATGTCTAGCATTATCCTTTATAAGAATGGGATTGGAGTGTCTAAACTCTGAGACAAATATTAATGATATAAAGGATGCTATTGATACTATTGTAAGAGATAGTGTTATACATCTAAAGAAGCACTCTAAGAAGCTACATAAGAAAGATATATTTAAGGTAGCTCTTATATCATCTAATAATGATAAAGAGCTGGCAAATGTTATTCAAAAGGCATATAATCATTCTAATATAGTTAAAGTAGAAGAAGGGAAACAAGTATTAACTACTATAGAGACAATTACAGGGATGTCTTTACCAGTTTCTTATTTCTCTAATATATTTATAAATAATGATAAGAAACAAACTGTTGAATTTGAAAAAGCAGTAGTACTTGTATTGGATAAAAAGCTAGATGACTTATCTCCTTATAATACTATATTAACGCATTGTGGAAATAATAATCTACCATTAGTTATATTTACTGAGTTTATTTCAGATTCTGCACTAAGATTGGTAGAAACTAATGTAAATAATAAATTTTTAGAAGCAGTAGTTGTTAAAGTTCCAGGCTTTGGACAGTATAGAAAAGATAATATTGCAGATATTGCTAGTTATACAGGTGCTACAATCATATCTAACACAAACAGTTCTCAGCTAGGTATAGGAGTACTGGGTAAAACTAAAAACTTTGAAGTAGGTAGAACAACAACTGTACTAGGTAGACATGATAGTATAGATGTAAGACAAAAAATTAAAGATATAGAAGCATCCCTAGAAGTGGCCGAAATATCAGATTACGATAAAGAATTTCTTGTAGATAGAATAGTTAATCTTACAGGTACTCTTTCTATTATTAAAGTAGGGGGTAAATCTGAAATTGAAATGAAAGAAACCAGAGATAGAGCAGAAGATGCAGTATTAGCTGTTAAGTCTGCAATGGAAGAAGGTATTGTTGAAGGAGGAGGAGTAGCGTTAGTAAGAGCTTATACTGCATTAAAGGATACAAAGAATAATAAAATATATAAGACCTTACTTAATGTGTTAATGACTCCCTCTTCCCAAATATTTATGAATTCTAGTGGATTAATTAATAAGGATTTTAAGAGTAATAGATTTGATAGTAATATTATTGATCCTTTGAAAGTAACAAGATGTGCACTTGAAAATTCTGCTTCTGTTGCTAAGACTATTTTATCTACTGAAGCAGTAGTACTAAATGAACATCTATGGAATTAAAACTTAATAAATACCAAACACCTGTAAATGATGCATTAAAAGAGTCATTACATAGTGAAGTTTGGGAAGATATATTAGATTACATATCTACAGTTAAATTTATCAAGAACCTAATAGCTCCTGAGGAAGAAAGAGGATTTATTAAGGATAGGCCTATAAAAACATATTTAAATGATGATGAGGAACCTATTGATTATGAGGATGGAAGAAAAGACATAAATATAACTAATCCTCATATATTAGAAGATATGGATTTCTTTAGAGAGAGAGCAATATTCTTTGAAGCTAATAAAAAATATACTAATTTATTACCTAATAGTAATCCTAAATCTGATTATGCATTATTTTGGAGGGAGGAATTACATAGATGGAAGTATGGATTAGTACGTCCTGATGGGGAATGGATTCCTGGGCTCTTATATTTCTATTGGAACTATGCTCCTATATGGATTGTAGAAAAAACTGATGGAATAAGAGGTAATAAACAAGGAGAAAGGGTAAAGAAATTTCCCAAACCTTGGTTAGGAGACTATTTATTCTTTCACTATGTAGCTGCAGCACAAGAAAGAGGACAACATGGTAAACTTCTAAAAACTAGAGGTGTCGGTTTCAGCTTTAAAGCAGGTATGTGGTCTCCAAGAAATATGTATGTTTTACCTGGATCTGGTAATCCTAATTTCCATTTAGCATCTGATAAAGGATTCTTATCTGGAGATAAAGGGATATGGGGTAAAGTATTAGATACATTAGACTGGATAGCAGAGCATACTCCACTTCCTCGTATGAGACTAGTGGATAAGAAAACTGATATGACAGTTCAGATTGGGTATGAAGATGAATACGGCTCACGTAAGGGACTATTATCTTCTGTCTTTGGTATATCATTAAAAGATAATCCTGATAAAGCTAGGGGTATTAGAGGGCCTTTCATACACTATGAAGAAGATGGGTTGTTCCCTAACTTAGAAAAAGCATGGAATGTTAACAGAAAAGCTGTAGAAGATGGAGGTATAGCCTCTGGATTTATGCTTGCTGGAGGGACTGGAGGTACAGAAGGTGCTTCATTTGAAGGATCTGAGAAACTATTCTATAAACCTGAAGCATATAACATATATGGTATACCTAATGTATTTGATAAAAATACTAATGGAGATACTATATGTGGATTCTTTTGGGGAGCTTATCTTAATCGTAATAGATGTTATGATGAAGAAGTAGGAGAACCTGATGTTATCAAAGCATTAATAGAAGTATGTAAGGATAGATTTATAGTTAAGTATGGAGCTAGTGATGCTAGAGCTATTACTCAGAAAAAGGCAGAAGAACCTATTACTCCACAAGAAGCAGTGATGAGAACTTCTGGTACTATATTTCCTGTAGCGGATCTGAAGGAGCATATAGAAAATATAATGCCTAGAAAAGAATCCTTCTTAGCAGAGCACTATGTAGGAGACTTAATATACGATGGGCTTGGTAAAGTTATATGGAAGCCTAATGCTGATATACATCCTATTAGAAGTTATGATTTCTCAGGAGGAGATAGAACAGGTGCATTAGAGATATTTGAAATGCCAAAGACTAATGCTCAAAATGAAATAGTAAGAGGCAGATATATAGCAGGAATTGACCCTATTGATGCAGATGCAGGTACTTCATTATTCAGTATGATGGTAATGGATACTTTCACAGATAGAATAGTTGCAGAGTATTCTGCTAGACCTAGAACTGCTAAGATTGCTTATGAACTGTGTTTAAAAGTATTAAAGTTCTATAATGCTGAAGCTAATTATGAAAGTAACTTAAAAGGGTTATTCTCTTACTTTGATAGCCAGAATGCATTATATCTTTTATGTGATACACCTCAGATATTAAAGGATATGGAACTTATGAAGGGTCCTACCTTATCTGGTAATAGGGCTAAAGGATCTAGAGCTAATCAACAAGTTAATGCTTGGGGAAGACTATTACAAGCAGATTGGATGAATGAAATGGCACACAGTAATGATGATGATGATGAGCGTAGAAACTTACATAGGCTAAGAGGCTTAGCTTATATAGAAGAAGCTATATACTGGAATCCTGATGGTAACTTTGATAGAGTATCTGCAGGTATTATGTTGTTTATATTAAGAGCAGATAGATATAAAGTAACTCAATCAGTTAAAGAAAATCAGTTTAAGAACACTAATACACTAGCTAATGATAAATACTTTTCTAAGAATTATACTAAAAAAAGATAACGCTATATTAAAATGATTTAGAGATTAATATATTACTATTCTATAGTTGTTTTTAAAGATAAAATATGCTATATTAGTAAGTTTAACAAAAAGACATGACTAAAACAAATAATTCAAAACAACCAAGACAAAGGATTGCTTTTTCAAGGAAGACAAAGGATTGGAGAATATCTAATGTTGATTTTGCAAATAAATATTCTTTTTATCATAGTGCAGGAGTAAGACAAAGCCTTAAGAATAAGGTTGTTAATCTGAACTTATACAATGGTATAGTAGATGTCAGAGATATGACAGAAGTAGTAAATCCATATCAAATGGAAGCTTCTTATATACCTGATAATATACCCCATCATCCTATAGTAGTACCTAAGATAGATCTATTAGTGGGAGAGGAGACTAAAAGACGATTTGATTATAAAGTACTTACTACTAATCCTAATGCAATATCTAAGAAAGAGGAGGATAAGAAGGACTTCTTAATGCAAAAGTTTACAGAGTATCTTAAATCTAACTATGAAAAAGAGGAACTAGATAAGAAGCTTACAGAGCTAGAAGACCATATGAAGTATACTTGGCAAGACATCAGAGAAAAGATGGCTACTCAAATACTTAAACATTACTATAGTGAGCAAGACTTTTCTACTATATTTAATGAGGGATTCAAAGACGCTCTTATTATGGCAGAAGAGATTTATCAAATAGATATAGAGCACAAAGAACCAGTACTAAAGAAGCTAAACCCTTTAAAAGTAAGATGTGTAAAATCAGGTAACTCTGATAGGATTGAAGATTCTAACATTATTATTCTAGAAGACCATTGGAGTCCTGCAAGAGTAATAGATGTATTTCATGATGAATTAAAACCTAAGGATATAGATGAATTATTAGATTATAATACTTCATCAGGACAAGGTAGCTATGATGATGATGATAATAATCATGTATTGTTACAGGACTCATTAGGTACGGGTGCTGATTCTGTTATGGACTCTCTATTTGAAATGGCAGAAATTAATGGTCATACATTTGGTAATAACTATACAGATGAAGAGGGCAATATAAGAATATTAGCAGTATATTGGAAGTCATTAAAGAAAGTCTATAAAGTAAAATTTTATGATGAATATGGAGATGAGCAATCTAAGATAATGTCAGAAGAATATATCATTGATGAAAATGCAGGGGAGGAATCTACTACGCTATGGATCAATGAAATGTGGGAAGGAACTATGATAGGTAAGGATGTCTATGTTAAGATGAAACCTAGATCTATTCAATATAATACAGTTAATAATCCTTCTTATTGTCACGCAGGTATTATAGGTAAAATATACAACACCAACCAAGGTAAAGCTGTATCACTATTAGATAGATGTAAGAATTATCAATATTTATATGATGCCATTTGGGATAGACTAAATAAAGCTATATCTACTAATTATGGTAAGATATTTGAATTAGATATTTCCAAAATTCCAGATAACTGGGAAATGGAGAAATGGATGCACTTTGCTGTTACTAATAAGATAGCTGTTATTGATTCTTTTAAAGAGGGGACTCATGGAGCTTCTACTGGTAAATTAGCAGGTAATATGAATACTCAAGGTGGTAGAGCTATTGATATGGAAACTGGTAATTATATCCAACAGCACATACAATTACTTGAATTCATTAAAGCAGAAATGGGAGAAATCTCAGGAGTATCTGCACAGAGACAAGGGCAAATTGAGAATAGAGAAACTGTTGGAGGAGTTGAAAGATCTGTAGCACAGTCTAGTCATGTAACTGAATATTGGTTTAATAAACATGAAAAGACTAAACTTAAGGTTCTTACTGTATTTCTAGAGACTGCTAAAATAGCATTAAAAGGAAATAATAAGAAAACTCAGTTTATTCTAGATGATTTATCTGTTCAGATGCTAAACCTTGATGGTGATGCCTTTGCAGAAGCGGATTATGGTATAATATTGACTAGTTCATCTAAATCTATGGAAATGGAACAAGCATTAAAGCAACATGCTCAAGCCTTTCTACAGAATGGAGGATCTATATCTACTATTATGGATATTTATTTCTCTGATTCTATTAGTGATATGAGACGTAAACTTGAAACTGCTGAAGCTAAAATGCAACAACAAGCATCTAAAGCACAGGAAGACCAAAACAAACAAGCTCAAGCAGCCCAAAAAGATCTTACTGAATTAGAGCAATCTAAATTAGCATTAGAAGATAGTATGAATGTCAGAGATAATCAAACTAAGCTTGCAATTGCAGAGATGAAGATGCAAGAAGGAGAGATTGATACTGATGATGATGGTATTACTGATGATTTAGCTGATGAAGAATTAATTCTTAAAAGGGAAAAACAGAAGCAAGATTTAGAAATGAAGATTAAAGATCTTGGTAATAAAATGAAAATGCATAACGATAAGATGGTGCGAGAAGATAAAAAGATTGCAGCATCTAAGCAAAATAAAACAAAGACTTAAAAGCAATGATCTAATGTA